GCTACACAAACGAAAGGCTGGAAATGCTAGGAACTGACCTGATTGCAGTAATGATTGCGCTGATTACTTCTGTTAGCGTAATGATTATTACTATAAAAAGAAATGCACAACTAGAAAAAGAAAATGCTTGGTTGCGTGAGCGTGTATCAAACCTTCGCAAGCAAGTATCCAACATGGTAGAAAGACCCTTCTAACATGAACGCAACTAAAGAAATAGAAATAAAAGGCTCACGCCAAGATGACACTGGATGGAAACGGTATATCTATTTTACCTATGATGGAGAAAGTTATGAACTAACCTTATTTTGGGATGAGTTCAATGGCTATGAAACCTATTGGCAAGTGCCTACGGTAAGACCTGATTGGGTAAAAAACTGGAACCAAGATGAACATGGTGGCATGAGTTTCGAGTGGTACCTTGATGAACTAACTTGGGATGTGAAGTGATGAGTAATCAAACAACTTACCAAGGCTGGAAAAACTATGACACTTGGAACTGTGCGCTGTGGGTTAACAATGACTACGCACTGTACTTATCTGCTCGTTTATTCATGACCGTATACAAAGGCGCAAAGCCTTATCGTGATTGGGTAAAGGTAGCAGGATTAGAAAACGACTCAACCAAGGATGGTTGCAAATGGGTAAGCAGTAAATTATCCTATGCAGAACTCAATAACATGATGAAAGACTTGGTGAACTAATGAAATGTAATGAGTGCGAAAGAGAAGTAGAAGTGATGGATGGCGTAGCCTTATGCCACTATCACTACGACAATGAAAGCCTTGCTAAACCAAGCGCTTACTATCAAATGGAAGGGATGAACCAATGAGTAAAAGTACTTCAAACATATATGCGAAAGCAAAGTATGATGCAATGGAGCAACTCATTGCCAATCATCGCGCTGAGTATGAAGCAATCTTTAAAGCAGAGAAGTTAAAGTACGGTATAACACCGCGCTTAACTACTGCCGAAAGGATTGCCCAACTAGAACAGACACTTGAAAATCTTAGGTCGTTTAAACAATGACCGACAAAGATGAATTTGATTGGTGGTATTACAATCGGTTGCACCAGTTTTTTGAAAACTTACTGGCACCTATGTATCAACGCGCCAACGAACCAACGGTCAATGACCTCAAGAAAAATGATGAGGAGTCAAATGTCTGAGCCAATGTACCTACAAGGAGATGATGTCGCACTAGGTATTAACCAAACCTGTGATGACTGTGATGAACTGGACTGCACCTGCGGTCAACCTGACCGTATGTGGGAAGATGAGGAGTAAGCATGAAACTAACTAGAGAACAAATGCTAATGGTTAATGGTGCACTCGCTGAGTATAGATTAACTCAAACCGAGAGCAATATATGGGCTGATGTTGATGAGAAAAACTTTCAACAAATTGTCCTGCAACTGCGGAAAGATTACAAAAATGCTGGTAAGGGGGTGAAAAAATGAGTGAGCGCAAACCTGTAAAAGGCATGGTCATCAAACCAAATGGTGCACACTTGGAGAAATTGTTTAAACAACTAACCGATTACCAAGATGCTATTGATGGATACATTGAAGCAGTCAGACTGTATGACTACAACGGTGTAGAGGTAGCGTGTGCTTATGTGGATGAGGAAGGATTGTTAAAACAACTACCTCTAAATCCACTGGGCAGTGCAATTTCTTTCCTATTCGGTAATACACCGTACTTAGCAGGCAACATGATTGTTGTCGGTGCTTGCGATAGTGAAGGTTATGATACTGATATACCTGAGTACATATCCACACTTATCAGCAACATCAGCGCTAAAGATGAAGAGATAATCTCATGATGTTTAAACGGTTAATCGCCATGTTTATTGTAATAACTTTAAGCGTGGCGATTGACGATAAGTTTTTTGATAAGTCGCACATACCAGTATCACCAGCGCCAAGTGGTAATCATATTGCTGGCACAGTCGTAGCCTTCCATGAAAATAAATATCAACAACATGCAATACAGTTATTGATACAAGAAAATAAACTGGAGCAATGGACTTGCCTCTATACACTATGGACAAGAGAGTCAAACTGGAACCCCAAATCACGCAACCGTAAGTCGGGAGCCTATGGCATAGCACAATTCATGCCTGAAACTTGGGAACTTGTGGGCTATAAAAAAACCAGCAATGGGTTCACTCAAGTAGAAGCAGGACTTGCATATATCCAAAGAAAATATGGTGGCAATATATGTAAAGCACTCGGAAGTAATCTCGGAAGGGGGTGGTACTAATGGCTAATGAGGCAATCATCAGTGAACTAACTAATCATTTGATTGATGAACACTTTACTTGGTCAGTAGAGGATTGCAAACCAGCAACCTTGCGTGATGGAATTAAGTGTGAAGTTATATTGAAAACCGTACTGGACTATATGATTGGAGCAGGGTATGTCAATGAAACCAAAGTATCATAAGATACTAAAAGAAAAACAAGCACCAAACGGAGCAACAAACTATACCTTGCAGTACAACTCTGAACTGTTTAAACAAGGCTCATGTGTTGGCATCAATACTGAACTGTTCTATCCTGTAGAGGAAAGAGAAAACCCCGACTACATAATAAAGAAATTGTGTGGTCGGTGCCCAATACAGGTGGAGTGTTTAGAGTGGGGGTTAGCACATGAGGTATTTGGAACATGGGGTGGAGCAACCGCCAAGGCACGAAAAGCAATGAGAAGAAAATTAGGTTGGACAGTCAGTGAAATCACACTGTATCCGACACGAGAGGAGTTGAACATAGCCTGATATGTACGATACACTTCCCTACGAGGCACTCACCTAGGTTCCAGTCCCGATGGTGGGTGCCTTCTAAATTTTATATACATTATGCATCAATGCAAATACTTCATTAGACAAATCATCTAAACTTCCATTGTTATATATTGCATGGTCAAACAAATAATTATCCATGGCATGTTCACTTGCATGTGAATTAACAGCGCTATGACTACGCCTGTTTATACGCCATATCTTACCGCCTCGTTCCTTAATAGCATCGGCTTCATTAGGAAAGCGAACATCAGAGAACACAACCCGCTCATATCCATCGGCTCGTTTAAACGCTTGCTCAATCCAAAAGTTTTCTCCAAATAAATTACGCCCAACTTCTGTGCCAAACACCTGTAATAGTCTACGCAATTCAGGATTAGACTTGGCTACATCCCAACCATAATCCTCAACCTCATCACTGACACGAATCTTTTCATCAAGGTATGGGTTCAATGTATAGATAGCATCACGAATAGGCAAGGCAAAAGATATGCGTTTAAATTGATAGTTTAAACAAAGCAACTCAGCAACTGTATCTTTACCACTGCGGGCGTATCCGCTTAAACCAATTAACACTAATCACTCCACCATTTTTTTGCTATGCCATAACTATAAATAAAAAATAAAATTGCCATAGTATTTATGGATAATAAGGCAATGATAATTGCTTCACTCATTACAACCCCAAACTAATAAATATTTCTAACACTAACTTATAGAACTCCAAATCAAGGAGCATCATTTGCAACTCCAGCAATATAGATTCCATCTCAGTCCCCTCTTTCTTCTTGGTTTCTTATCTCTGCCTGTGCTTCTGCATTGCTACGAACACGCCTGCGCCCACGCCAAACAGGTGGTTCACCACCTAATCTATCTTGCAACTTATCTAAGGCACGCTTGACACGCTTGCGTATGGCTTCATCACTGGCACCATAACTTTCAGCAAGCGCAGCAAAATCCATACCGCCTTGTGCATAACGCATCCGAAGTAAATCATTATCTGACTTGTTTAAACGAGCCAAACCTGCAGCAACATCTGACAGCAAGGCTAATCTGTTCCCACCCTCGGAAGGTTTACTAGAGTGGGCAACAAACTCTGAGGTCATGTCAGGTGTATCAGTCCAACCAACATGCTCCCAAACATCGGGTAGTAACTCATGTAATACTGCATGTGTGTAGTAAAAACTATCTGACATAGGTGAGCGTGAGTGTCTTGACCTTTCCTTAGCCACATATTTTTGTGCCTCATTATAGAAAGTCTTACGCAATTTATACTTTAAACTTTCTTCACCTTGCCATTGTTCAATCTTATGCCAGTGTTCTAACGCCCACAAAGACATGTGCTGGTATAAATCATCAGTGCTTACTAGCCCACGATGGATACGATTAGAACGGCTTGCAACTTGACGAGCAACACCATAAATGGTTTCCCAAATTTTATCTTGTTCATCCATTGGCTGGCTCATCATTATACTTTCTAGTCGCTGTCATTAAATCATCTACTGTAATTAGATAACCTTTACTAAGATTAGGTGGTATCTCACAGGTTATCTCTCTACCAAAATTATCTACCGCATACCTAAGTACAGGTGTAGGTACCATGATGACCGATACCTGTAAAACGAAAGCCCAATAGGAAGCCTCCGTAACTGAAAGCCCTGAATCTGCCCATGCTTCGGTCTTTTTAAAATAGCAGGAAGTTTCAATGTATAGATTGTTTGTCTTGTACCACTTTCTATCTCTCTTGACTTCCACAGTTCTACCTTCGGTGAGTAGTTCTTTAACAAGTTGTTCTCCTTTTCTTCCGTATCCAAAGTCTAAATCAAATGATGAGTTCTTAGCCAAGGTTAGACACCTACTCGTCTGCGTAATCCTTCTGCACCTTCGGCTAGAAATACATCGTTAACATCTTGGTTGTCAGGCATAAACACAGGGAAAACATTATCTAATTCTCTGCTTATAGTTTTAGCCATCTCACGCCCTGCATTATCACCATCGCAGAACAACATAATCTTGTCCCAACCATCAAGCACACGAGAGTAAAACTGTTTCCAGTTATTAGCACCAGGCAAACCAACTGCTATGAAGCCAACCTGCGTAGCAATGATGGTATCAATCTCACCTTCACATACAACTAACATGCCATTGTCCCTTGACAATGCACCAATGTTGTAGATGTGAGTGCTTGCTCCTGGTCTTGATAAATACTTTGGTCCACTATCGTTGCTTAAACTACGAAAGCGAATATCAATTACACCTGCTGGAGTTAGATAAGGTATAGATAACTTACCCTGATATAACTCATGCCCTGTTTCAGGATTCTTCACGAAGCCGAGGCGGAACATACGAGCCGTTTCTTCTGTTATACCGCGACTCAGTAGATATGGGAGCGCCTCTCCTAGGTTTCTTTCGTAGTTCTCCGTTGCTTTCGCCAGTAATTCCCTCTGCGATTTTGAGAGCCTCGCCATAATTAACTCCTTCTCGTTTCATTATTATTGAATAAACATCCCCTGCCATGTCGCAAGCAAAACATCTAAAGCCACCGCCATCAATGTTTAAACGAGCCGACTTAACATGGTCATTGTGGAACTTGCAACAAACTGATTGCCAGCCTCCACGATTACTTGGAATAGTAAAACCATAGTGTTCTAGTACTTTTACGATACTGTGCTTAGAGGTTTGGGAGGACATCGCTGAGCCTCTGGACAACATAAGCATCTCCTATTCCTTTGTTACTTGCTTTGATTATCACCAATGGAATTGGTGTAACTGCAAGTTTCTTTTGTTCTTTATAGTTCTCTGCTTCAATGTCTGCTTCACGCAACCAACCTGATAAATCTATGCGACCATCACGCCTTGGAGCCTTGGCTTCTACTACATAAGAACCATTGACACCAGGAACAAAGGCATCCCCAACATCATTACGACCTGCACGAGGCAAGCGTTGAGCGTTTATACCCTGACTTAAGAACCAATCAACTAAGTCTATCTCAAAGGCAGCACCTCTGCGCTTGTTACTTTTTTGTTGACTCACGCTCTTTCCTTTCCGTGGCTTCAACTGCTGTCCAATATAAGTTATAGAAAGGACCATCAAAAGCAAATCGCTTCATGTGTTTTGCTATAACTCCAGTGTGTGCATGTATTGACATGCCTGACTTTCTAACCTTGCGGAAGAAGGCAATGTCCTCACCAATAAACTTCTCGCCTCGTTCACCATTTTCACCAAACCAAAAGTCCCCTGGAAATTTCTCATTGAGTGCTGTGAGTACGCTCTTGTGCATAAGAACTAATCCCATACCAGCATTGTCTACTTTAAGTATTTGATTTACAGGCAGTGGATGAACATATTTAATTTCATATTCATTTTCTGTTTCATTAAAGATACATGGCATAGGCTGCATTAATGAGCCTTCCATTTGTTTAGATATAAAGTAAACACCACACATAATGGGGCGAGCAACCTTGTCTGCTGCATCCCATAAAGTTTTTAATATCTCTTGTGTCAATACAATATCTGAATCAACCCACAGTGCCCAGTCAGTGCCAACCTTTTCCCACATTTCAATGGCTGCTTGGCGTTGCCTTGCTATCTGATTACCCTGTACACGAATAGCATTGTTAACTGGTACACCTACTGTGCCAGCATGTAAGATTGAATAAACTAAACCTTCTGTAAACTTACCATCGGTGTTTCCATTATCGCACCATACAACAGATAATGTTTCTTTATTACTGTGCGCCATCGTCAAGTGCTCCTTGTGTTTGGTCTATAACTATCATTGCGTGCTCTGCTAACTCTTTAAATGATTCACTCATTATTGAGAGTCGTTCTGCGATTTCTTCTCGGTGGTCTGCTCCGCCTTCTTCGGTGAGATGTCCAGCAAGTTGACCCACATAGTCAGCAAACTGGATTGACTCAAGCCAAATTGCGGAGGGATTGAAGATTTTGTTTGTTGCTTCATCAATATGCTCCACAAAGTTTGGAAGTTCACTGAGCAGGCTATCCTTTATTGTCTGTGGTAGGTCCGCTTGTGTTATCGCTTTCTCCACCATCTTCGGGTTGATTGAGATGCTCGCCACTGTAAAGTTTTTTATGCTCTCCTTGCGTGAGTTCTTTAAACTCTTTCTTTTCCGTTTCTTCCCAAACATAGGTCCTCCATCCGACTGTCCAAGTAAAATTCTTTGGTAAAAATTTCAACTGCTTTTTCATATCTTCAATTAGTTCTTCGGTGGGGACAACTACGCTTTCGCTTTTATCTGAGCCAAGTATTTCGCCCATGTTCTCTACTAATTTAAGTTCCCAACTCATTGTGCTATTGCATCCTTAATCTGCATACTGGCTGGGTCGTAGATAAGCCATACTGGTGAAGCACCATTGGCATCGGCTGGACCGTATCTATTCTTAACAGCACACACGCCCATAGTTGCAATCTGTCCGTGTACTGTGAGGATTAACGAAGGAGTCTGAGCAATCTTTCCATGCAACGCAGAACGCGGTGGACAAGGATTACCAGTAACACCTTCACTTGTGTGATGACATACAACTACAGAAGCACCAGTATCTCGTGCCCACCACTTGAGTTCACGCATGAGAGTTCGTAATCCGCCCCACTCATCTTGCCCATCAAGGGTGACATCAACAGCATTATCAAGAACAACAAGTTCAACATCTTTACCTAAGCGTTCGCGGGCTGCAAGGATTGCATCCTCAATATCTTTTAGCGTAGGTGCAGAATCAAACTCCCACATAATGTGGTCTGCTGGTTTCAACATTTGTGCTGCCCACTCTCTGTCTGATTCCATCATAGGTTCAACCTCTGCTTGCGTTCTGTTAGTTAACATTGCAAGCAAACGCAAACTCATGGTGTGAGAGTGAGTATCTGCAGAGATGTAAAGAGTTGGTACTTGTGCATGTACTGCAAGTGATAAAGCAAATGTAGATTTACCTGCACCTGGAGGACCTGCAACCATACTAACTTCGCCTCGTCTAAACGCTATCTGCTGCTCCAGCAGGGAGCGCCACACTGTTGGAAGCGTGGCACCACCCTGTGAGGCAGTCCTGATTGCGCGAGAAAGTAAGCGCATCTGCTATGCAGGAACCTTATTTTGGCAAGCCTGTCCCTGTGGCTTAGGGCAAGCATAGAACGCCTTGTATGGTCTACCAGTAGATTTAGCAATACCTGCTGGAACAAAGCGCATAGCACCACCACCACATGCACACTCAGGTGTGCCTGCTGACGGAGTTGCGGTAGGTGCTGAGCCGACTACTTGTGCGGTAGGGAAAGCATTTTTAACTACTGCCATGCCTTCCACTGTTTTTTCTAAATCAACTAACGCTGCAAGGCGTTCGCTAATTTGTGTCATTAGTAAATCAAGTTCAGCACCATCGTTGGCACGAAGATTAATTAACATGCCATCCTTTTTGGTTTTGAAGTTGATTTGTATTGGTGTGTTGTCACTCATTTGTTTCTCCTAACTCAGGATATTTATGTGATTCTATACCTTTTACTGCATAGCAAGCATGATTAACAGAACATGTCCCACACATAAAGCCAGGTTGTGGGATAAATATATTGTTATCAATGGCAATCTTGAACCCACGAAGATGTGAGCCAAGTCTATTTTCAGTGTAGTGGTCTAGGTCTACTGGAGGTGTCAACTCCCCTGTGCGTACCATGAAGTATGCACCCTTTGTAGGGCGTACACCCATAACCTTTTCGCACATAATTGCGTAGGTTCCTAGTTGTGTGTATGTAATTGGTGCTCTTGTGGATGTCTTAATATCTATAACAGTAAGTTCTCCGTCAGGAGATACCATCAATCTATCAAGAAATCCTTTCATCAGTACTCCGCTTATCTCAACATTAAGTTCTGTTTCAATAGCAAAGTCACCGCCTGAAAGTTGGTAAGGAGTATATGGATTCTCTTGTTTGCGCCACTCTATCCAGTTGTGGAACATCTTAGGTCCATTGTCCAACCACCAAGAAGCATCCTCTTTATTTGGATACTGTCTAGTGGCTTTACCTCCAGCACGGAAAGGCATACCGTTGTCAGCCATCTCGTAGTTCTTTTGCCAATACTCTACAAAGACTGCACGACAATCAACATCTGCGATTGCCTGCATTTGTGGCTCCATACGGTCATACCACTCAGTACACTCGTGCACAGATTTACCCCCTACAAGCCAGTAGGATGGGTTCTCAGGCACTTTCTGTATTCGGGAAAGATAGTACGACCAACCACAATTAAGCCATGTACTCATGGCGCTGTGACTGATGTAGGGCTTTCCAGTTTTTTCTTCAAGTGTCATTGCAATAGGAGAGTTTACACGCACCTCACTCCTCTATTCAGCGACACGCCCAAGGAATTACATAAATGTAATTTTAAACAAAAGTTGACTATACTCCTGTTCGTGCAGAACGGAAGTAGTGTATGTGGTTGCTGAAGCGAAAGCAACCCTCTGCAGATTATAGTGGTATTCCAACACATGTGTGTCCGTGTGGCTCTAGGTTATTAAAAGTTAATTGCATTTTTGAAGATGGCGAAATCATCCTTTGGTTTACAAATGCAGAGTGTGCAGAGTGTGGCGCAAGATTGACAGCCCCCACACCAGTAGATGGAGTGCTATAGTTAATTTGCCGTACAGCGTTGGGGAACGCGGTGTGGTGTACCTATAAGGGAAAATAGGTAAAGCAGGCGAACATACAAAAAAGCCCCCGCTAATCAAGATTTCTCTTGACTGCGGGGGTCTTTTGTTTAAACAGTATTAAGTTATTTAGAACCTAAACCGTATTCTCTTTCGGTTTTGTCTGCCCACTTAGCGAGTGGACCTGCGATAGAGCCGATTAAAATTGCATATTCAGGTGCTAGGTCAGCAGCAAGGGCTAATCCCATAGTAATTGCTGAGGCTAGTACTGCACGAAGATAAGACTTAACTGCAGCCTTAGTCTTTTTGCTTTTTAGTTTAGCGATTAGGTTTTTCATGTTTTGCCTTTCGTTTAAATTGCCTACTTTTTTTTTGGGTTATTGCTTATTGTTTCGGCAATTATTTGTTTGGTTAGGCTTGGTTGATTCTTCCACCAGAACCAAGGGCTGGTATCTTTTGCAAACTCTGGTCTAATGGAAACATGTAAATGTTTTTCGTGGAGATTACTACCTGTATATTTTCTATCACCTTGCTTTGCTTTATCCCTTGACCAAATCTTTCCACAGAATATGAGATAGTTAACTCTGTCATCTTCCTTGAATTTTTGGAATAACTCCGCACAGTCAATACCATGCTTTGGGTCATGGGTTAAGTCTACCGCAAGACCTGTATTATGGTCGGAATTAGGGCTTGCTTTTATGTGTGCTGCCGATGGCAGTAAGCCATCAGATGCTTTCTTTCTTAGTGGTGATAGGGCTGTTGCTTGACGAAGGACTGATATAGCAGCAGGACTTGCCACCTTTGCTATCTTTGGTTTGCTCATATCTACTTTCTTAAAGCCTCTTTAACTAACTCTGTTAGTAACTCTACTTTTTCCTCTAGTAAATTAATTTTATCTTTTACACTTGAGCCACCATTGGGGCGAAGTTCAGATAGATAGTGTTTAACTAAGTGTCTTATTCCCATGGCTAATGCGCCAATTAATGTGGTTATGGATACGGCTAAGGCAGCCCAATCAGTAGCAGTCATTACATTTCCTTATAGATTATACGACAGTTCTTGCCGTGATTTGAATAATCCCACCCCACCCTGTGAAGTTTCCATTAGGTGGTGTAGTACGAGTGAAGGTTACTTGTTCAATCACAGCCTCAATAGGTTCACCATTAGCCGTGAAATCTTGGATGATTACAGTTTCTCCTTGTGCTTCCATTTGCTCAAGTGCTTGTAAGCGACCAAGGGCATAGCCTTGGAAGCCCATAATATTTTTAAGACGGTCACGCTCAGAATCAAAACAAAACAAAGGGAACTGAATAAGACGAGCACGAGTAGGAGTAGGCAAAGCCTTAACAGAGTAACCAGACATAACCGCACCTGTTGATGCAGTGGTATCGTTGCGGTTGAGGCGGAACTTAAACTGCGCTTCAACATTAACATCGTTAAAAACCGAGGATAAATCGTAGTCATAATCTGTATCGCTTCCTTGTTCCACAGTTCTAAAGGATGTTGCTAATCCATTTACTACACGGAAAATATCAATATCACCTTGTAGTGTTGCTTCGGTGCGAATCTTTAAACGCTTCCATGCTTTATTCTCAAGGGTTTCATAACGGATAATACCTGTAGTTAATTCACCTGACTCTAATAATTCAGTAGCATGTTCAATATATAAACCATCACCATTAACGCAAAAGGCTAGGCGACCACTACTTGTAACAGCAACGCCTTCTACTTTACCAGTAACACTATCTCCATATACATCTGTAGCATAGGCATAGGTGCCATCTGATAATGGTCTTGATAAATCTACACGATAGATACCAGAGTTACCACCAACACCTGAGTCAACTCCTGCATATATATATTTGCTATATGCACTCATCTTGTACACACCTAATGAGGTTGTAAATACAAGTGGACCATAAGATAAATCACCATTATCATTGGCTATAGCAACTCTTAATCCTTGACTTGTTCCTAGGATAATATAAGTTCCAAGATAGCCAAATAAACCAGTAATAGTTTCGCCACCAGGTAATGTGATTACGCTGGTCATGGTGTTTAAAGTTCCATCATCGGCTACTGTAATTTTATATACAGTACCTTGTTCACCTGAGAATCCACCTACATATATGGCAGCACCTGATTCTGTAATAGCCC